TGGCATGAGGATGATCTGGCCGGCCGCGCTTTGCAGCATGACGATTGGCGCGTGATATCGCTGCCGGCGATTGCCGAAGAAAACGACCAGCTCGGCCGCAAGATTGGCGAGCCGCTTTGGAACGACGACGCTTACGGGTATGGCGGGCAAATCGAGGAAATCCGCTCGAAGACGCCTGCACGAACATGGTCCGCGCTTTATCAGCAGCGACCAGCGCCGGAAGACGGAGACTACTTCAAAGCCGAATGGCTGAAGCCTTACGACAAGCCGCCGGCACGCGACACGCTTCGGATTTACGGCGGCTCGGATTACGCGGTAACGGCAGACGGGGGTGACTACACGGTTCACGCGGTTGTCGGCCTTGATCCTGAAGGCCGGATGTATCTGCTGGACCTATGGCGCAAGCAGGCCGCATCGGACGAATGGGTTGAGGCTTTCTGCGACCTTGTTGTGCAATGGAAGCCGATGGCTTGGGCTGAGGAGCAGGGCCAGATCAAGGCTGGCGTCGGTCCGTTTCTGGATCGCAGGCAGCGTGAGCGCAGGGCATATGTCGTCCGTGAGCAATTCCCGACGCGCGGCGACAAGGCCGTCAGGGCGCAGTCCATTCGCGGCAGGATGGCCTTGGAAGGGCTCTACGTGCCCGTCAATGCGCCCTGGTACGCCGAACTGCGGCGAGAGCTATTGAGCTTCCCAGCGGGCAAGCACGACGATCATGTGGATGCTTTGGGGCTTGTGGGGCAGTTGCTGGATCGGATGATGAGCGGGCAGAAGCCGAAGACGCCAGAGAAGCATAGCAATCACTCCGGCTACCGCTCGTCATCGCAGGCCGCACAGCCGAATGATTGGTTGACCTACTGACATGAACCAGACCGGCTATCAGATCGGCGGCAGCACTTCAGCCGGCGCGCAAACCGGCGCGTCTGAAGGCCAGCAGCAATTCTGGCCGCTGGACAAGTGCAAGAAGGCATATCTCGACTATCTCGGCAACAAGCAGGCTGAGATCGACGAGCAGAAGGACGCGCGCCGCTATTACCACGGCGCGCAATGGACGGCCGAGCAGGTCAAGGCGCTCAACCAACGTCGCCAGCCGGTCATCACGTTCAACCGTATCGGCCGCAAGATCGACGGCGTGGTCGGCCTGATCGAGCGGTTGCGGCAAGACCCGAAGGCTTATCCGCGCACGCCAAAGCATGAGGATGGCGCAGAGCTTGCGACCGCCGTCATTCGCTATGTGCTTGACGAGCAGGAGTGGAAGGCGAAGTCGCCGGAATGCGCGCGTGATGGCGCGGTTGACGGCTTCGGCGGCATCGAGATTGAAATCACGGAAGGCGATCAGGGCGACAACGAGGTGTCGTTCGATGTCGTCGAGCCGGATTCGTTCTTCTACGATCCGCGCTCGTTCCGGCCGGACTTTACCGATGCCCGCTATATGGGCATGGGCAAGTGGCTCGATGTCGAAACCGCCAAGGATATGTTCCCGGACAAGGCGGAAGAAATCGCGCAATCCTGCGAGCAGGGATCGGAGCTAACGACTTCGCCGGATCGCGACCAGAAATGGTTTTCGTTCTCGGGCGGCCGGAAACTTATCCGGCTTGTGGATATCTGGTATCAGCACAAGGGCAAGTGGTGCTGGACGATATTCACGGGATCGCTGGTCTTGATGGAGGGCGAAAGCTACCTGAAGGACGAGAAAAACAGGACGACGTGCAAGTACGTCATGTTCTCTTGCAACGTCGACCATGACGGCGACCGTTACGGCTTCGTACGCAACATGAAGTCGGCGCAGGACGAATACAATTCCCGTCGGTCGAAATCGCTGCATATCCTGAACTCACGACGGCTCATGCTGTCTCACGGATCGGTTGAGGATATCGAGGTAGCTCGCAAGGAATGGGCGCGTCCCGATGGTGTGGTGCTTGTCAACGGCGCGGTGAACGAAGGCGCAAAGGCCGACGATCAGTCCTACGACTTCGCCGGCCAGTTGAAGCTGATGGAAAACGCCATCGCGGAATTGGAGAATTACGGGCCGAACCAGGCGTTGGTCGGGGATGCGCAGAACCAGTCGGGACGGGCGATTCAGCTTCTACAGCAGGCGGGGATGGCCGAGCTTGGCCCGTACATTCTCGGTTATCGCGGCTGGAAGGTTCGTGTCTATCGCGCGCTGTTCAACGCTGTGCAGCACAATTGGAGCGGTGAACGCTGGATTCGCGTGACGGACGACGAGGGGCTTGCGCAGTTCATCCAGATTAACGGCGTTGAGGTCAACCCGATGACCGGTATGCCGACCGTAGTCAATGCCATCGGCTCGCTGGACGTGGATATCATCCTCGATGAAGGCCCGGACGCGATCAACGCGCAGGCCGACGTATACGAGACGCTATCGCAGGTGTTGCCGTCCGTTGCGCCGATGTTGACGCCGCCGCAGGCGCAGGCGGCCGTCAAGGTGCTGTTCGAAACGTCTGCCCTACCGGCATCTGCCAAGAAGGAGTTCCGCGAGGCGTCGAAGGCCGCGCAGCAGCCAGACCCGATGCAGGAGCGCGCCAAGCAGGTCGCTCTTGCTGGCGAAGAGGCAAAGGTTCGCGAGACGGATTCCAAGGTCGCGCTGAACATGGCGAAGGCGCAGGAGACGATGCAGCCGGATATGCCGGCTCCGGGCAAGCCGGAGAAGTTCGAGTTGCCGCCCGAAGTGCAGGTCGCGGCGGCGCTGGCCGATATTCAGAACACGAACGCCGACACGCAGCAGAAGCGGTCGCAGGCGTTCAAGACGGAGGTGGACGCGAGCCTTGCCCCGCAGCAAGCCGAGCATCAGCAGCGCATGGATGCTGCGAACTTCCAGCAGTCAGCACAGGACAAGGCCGAGGATCGCAAGGTTGCGGCTCGGCAGCAAAAGAGATCGTAGGCGACCACGATACGGCGCATCCGCACGCTGACAGCGATATGTCGGCATACGTTCCGCCACGATACGGCGACCAGAGGACACCATGAACGACGAGGAACTGTTTAATTCTGCAATGACTGAAGCTGCGCCCGAGATCGAAGCGCCGGCCGAGCCGGAAGCGAACGAGGGTGGACAGCCGCGTGACGAACAGGGTCGGTTTACTGCGAAGGCAGCGGAGCCCGAGCCGGAGGGCCAATCCGAGTCTGAAGCGGCAGCGCCGCAGACGACGAAGGACGAAGCGCATGTTCCGTCATGGCGACTGCGAGAGGTCAACGATGCTCGCGAAGCGGCAGAACGCCGCGCTCGGGAGATCGAAGACCGCTATCAGCGCGAACTTGCTGACCTGCGAAGCCGGTTGCCGAAGCAGGAGGCCCAGGCCGCCCCGGACTTGTACGAAGACCCGAACGGGTTTGTCGGTCACAACGTCCGTCAGGCCGTCGATCCGATCAAAAGCGAAATCGGCCAGATGCGGGAATACTTCTCGCGTCGCGACGCCGAGCGCGAGCACGGGGCCGATAAGGTTCAGGCAGCGTTCGCTTGGCTCGAAGAGGGCAGCGCATCGCGTGATCCTGAGCGGTTCGCGATTTACCAGAAGGCGATGCAATCGATGCATCCCTATGGCGAGATCGTGAAAGCGCATCAGGAACGTCAGTTGCTTCAGCAGATCGGCAGCGACCCTCAGAAGTGGTTCGAGACCAGTCTTGAACAGAAGCTTCAGAGCGATCCGCAGTTCGCCGCAAGCCTGTTGCAGAAAATCCAGCAGTCCGCCCGTGGTGCTCCTCAACAGCAAGGATCAACCGTCAGGCTCCCGCCATCCCTCAACCGTATCGCATCCGCGCAGTCCGCTGCCGATGCGTCCGGCGACATGAGCGATGCGAGCCTGTTTGAAAACGCAATGCGCTAAGCGTCTGACCATAGAATGAACCAGCCGCCCCAAGGGGCGGTTTTTTTATGGGCGGACGACGACGCGGAAAGGGCATCACATGGCCGTTACAACCGTTCAGACCAACAACAAGCTGGTCAAGTACACCCAGGAAATCAACCGCGAGTGGGTTCGCGGTAATGCGTTCAGCCCGTATCAGGGTACGAGCGTCAATGCCATCATCCGGATCAAGAACGAACTGAAGTCCGGCGGCGAACAGATGAACATCCCGCTTGTCCGTCGGTTGACGGGGCGCGGCAAGGGCTCCGGTACTCTCGTCGGCAACGAGGAGAAGATCGACAACTACGGCATGCGCGTGTGGCTCGATTGGGCGCGCAACGCGACTGCCGTCAACAAGGCAGAGCAGCACAAGGATTCAGCGGACATCTTCGGCGAAGCCAAGCCGCTCCTGTCCGACTGGCTGAACGAGCTGAAGCGCGACGAACTGATTGCCGCGCTCATGGCGTTGCCGAGTGAGTCTTCGCCGGCTGGCCTCAATTCCGATGACGGCGACCGTGTGAACGGCCTTCGTTATGAGGATGCGAGCGCAGCGCAGCGCAATACGTGGAACGCTGACAACTCCGACCGCGTGCTTTATGGCGCATCCACGTCGAACTACAACGCCACGCACGCAACGGCGCTTGGTAACGTCGACACGACCAACGACAAGTTCACGGCTGCGAACCTGTCGCTGCTGAAGCGCGTTGCGAAGAACGCCAACCCGAAAATCCGCCCCTACCGGACGGAAGACGGTCGCGAATACTTCGTGGCGTTCGCCGGCACGAATCCGTTCCGCGATCTGAAGATCGACCTTCAGACCGTGAACAAGGATGCGCGCCCGCGCGAAGCCGATGGCGTGAGCAAGAACCCGCTCTTCCAGGATGGCGACCAGATTTATGATGGTGTCATCGTCCGCGAAGTTCCGGAAATCTCGTCCTTCGTGACGAGCGTCTGGACCTCGTTGAAGACGGCGGGCAACTCGTCGGCTCGTGTCGAGCCGGTCTTCCTGTGCGGCCAGCAAGCAGCCGTCATGGCGATCGGCCAGATGGCGAAGCCGACCTTCCGCAAGGAGGACGACTACCAGTTCATCACTGGCACGGGCATCGAGGCTGCTTACGGCATCTCCAAGATGTTCAGCAAGGCTCAGACCGGCTCTGCGCTTGTGCAGTGGGGCATGGCGACGGGCTTCTTCGCGTCGGCCGCCGACTAACGGGCGCGGGGAGGGCTTCGGCTCTCCCCATTTTCATTTTCAGAGGATCAACCAATGACTGGCACTCTCAACAACAACGTCTCCGCGCGAGACATCGGCTACGGCGTTGTGCAGTTCCTGCGCAAGCGCATCGTTTACACGCAGACCGGCGCAATCACGATCGGCGTCATCCCGGCGGGATCGCTCATCCTGAAGCCGCTGTCCGGGGTGATGGTGAACGTCATCACCAACGCTGGCACCAACAACCGGATCGACATCGGCACGTCCGCCGACGACGATCTGTACGGCACTGACCTTGCGACCGGCACGGCGACGTTCGTTCCGCTCGATGAAGCCGTCTCGATGTACGTCTCGTCGGACACGACGATCACGGCAACGCTGGACTTGACGGGAACGGCTGCGACGACTGGCGACTTGGAAGTGGTGATCGCCTTCATTACCGGCGGTCGCTAACCGAAAGGAAGTCGTCATGTCGGAGAGCGTAAACGTCACCTACGTCGGCGCAGAAGGCGAGCCGGATACGAACGTCTGGAAGGGTTACTCCTTCCGGAAGGGCGAGCCGGTCGCAGTCACTGACCCTCACATCATCGCGAAGGCGAAAGGCAATCGCTTTTTCGAGGTTGAGGGTCATGTGAAGCGCCCGCAGGAAGCCGATGGCCATGATGGCGGCGACATCGGTGATCTGGAAAAGATGGGCATTCGCAAGTTGCGGGAGATCGCTGCGGAGCGGGGCATCGATTCCCTTCGTGAGGATGGCGACGGAAAGAGCAAGGCGGAACTCATTGCCGAGCTTCGCGGCTAGCGACCAAGCGGCCCCTTCGGGGGCCGTTTTCATTTGAGGGAAGAGCATGACTCAGACAACGCAAAAGCTGATCTACGATGCGTTGTCGAAGCTTGGCCGGCGCTACGTCGGTGAAGCGCCGGACGACGGCGACTATGAGACGGTGAGGCAGGCCATCGGCCCGCTTGTGGCTATGCTGGCCGCTGATCCGCGCTGCGGCGTCGTGATCGAGGATATTAACTCGATCGAGGATCGGTTCTATCCCGCGCTTGTGCTTTTGCTGGCTGTCCAGGTGGCTCCGGAGTTCGGGGCCGACGCAGCGCAGAACCTCGCGGTCAATGCAGGATTCGGTTCCGTGCGCGAATTGCAGGCCGCGCA